TTTTCATTAAAAATGAATTGCATTTGATACATATCAATCTTTTGTTTCTCTGAAGCTCCTTGGTTAGGTATAACCTCATATCCACCACCAACTAAATTAAGCTGTTTGAAGTTAATTATTGAAGAATGGAAGGGTGATGAATAGTACAATTCATTCAATATGTTAGGATAAGCGTTATCTTCCCCAAAATAGATGTATTCTGTGGTCAGTACCTCGCTAATTAGGGGGTTATTATAGTCATAATTTATCTTATTATTACCTAATAACGAGAATTGCATTTGTTGGTTAGTTGTTTGTACAACCTCTTGTATTTTTGGTTGTTCTCTATTGAAGTTAAAACCGAATAGTTTCATATATTTAGTGTATTTTTATCTATAAACATCGGGTATTGAAATATCAACACCATTAACAATGACTTTACCCACTTCAACAACACCTGTTGTACCTGATATTTGTAGATTAGTTGGGCTTATCTGCTCATATATAGTATAATCCCACATACCATTAGGATTAAGATTTATCGTTCCACCAGTGAGATTTGTGAAGGTTGTACCACTTTCGATGATGTTAAACCTATTATATCTACTTTTATAGGTGGATGTATCAGTTGCAATGAAATTAACTACATTATTGTAGTTAGTAGTTGAAGTAAATGAGAACAAATAATTGGGATTTAACAAAGTGGACTTTTCAGTCAATGTTAAAACCACCAAATTGTTACTATTTTTATCAAGGTTAATCATACAGATATATAGTCAAATCAAATTATTGTTTTAATAAAAAACAAAACCCCCATTGGAGCGGGGGTTTTGGAGCACAATTGTGTTGTATAAAAAGGGATTAAATTAATCCTGCGATGATTGTATCATCAACCTCATATGCTGGTTCTGATGCTTCAGAAGTGAATACTAATGAATATCCATTCAAGTCAGCTTTAGCTGTTCCTGAACCACCACCACCACCTGTTAGGTTTACTTTGTCTTCACCAAATCCAAATCCCCAATAAAGTCCATTACTATCTTTGATGATAACAGTTAAATCAGGTTGACCAGATGCGATTAAAAGTAAAGATTGTCTTTTCGCTGCTTCTCTACGAGCTAATTGTAAGTTGATTGTTTGAGCATAGAATGTTGAACCATTCTGTAAGTTGATAGTCGGTACTTCATCAAAGTTACCAGTGTTTCTGTTGAACTCAAATTCAACGAATTGAGAAGCACCTGATAAAGTGATGTTAGTAAGTGTACCAGTTGATGCTGTAAAACCAGTTACATAATCAGCAGGTATTACATAGAACTTGACAATACCTCCACTGTTGTTATCACAACTCTTAAGGATTGATGTTAAGTTATTACATACTGCCATAATATATTGTTTTTTTTGCTTTTATTTATTTTTTAAGAATAGGGGGGATTTACATTCTATCTATCCCCCCTTTTTGAACTACTATAAATACACTCCGTATGGAAAATTATCCTTGGAATAATACTAATTCACTACCTACAAGGTAATCAACACCAAACTTAAATCTACCTGCAATTCTTAATGTGTCAACAGCAGCTACATTCCATTGTGGAACAACTGTTACTGTTTCATAATCATCTAAAAGGTCAGTCAACAATAAGAAGTTAGTTTTAACACCAGCAACCATTGTGTTAGCAGGTAAACCAGCAGACCAAATTAGAGGAATTCCCAAGAAGTTAGGTTCTTTAGCACCTACATAGTAAGCCTCAGCAGAAGCAGCAGCAACAGCTTGTTGGTACAATTTGTAGATTGAAGTTGAAACATAGATAACTAAATCAGGGTTAGTTAATACTGTTTGTGGGATGTTACTATAAACATTTGTAATTGAAGAGATAACATTTGATAATGTAACAGCAGTTGTACCTGAACAATCAATAACTGTAGCATCAGCAACCATTTTCTTAATCAAACCATCACAGATATTTGTTGGGTAAGTTGCACCAGTTGCATTACCTTGCCAAATAGCCAATTCCAAGTCGTTTTGTACTTGCTTTTGTACTTGTGATAACATATAGTTTGTGAACAATTCAGGGGCTACTTCACCTGTGTTAGAACCAGGTCTCAAGTATTCACCCAAGAAGTTAGCTTCGAATGTAGTAACACAAAGTTCCAATTGGAATTCTTTGTCACATACTTCGAAAGATTTTTGTGATAAAGTACCTTCACCTGCAGGAGACCAAGAACAACCAGCATCCTTGATTAATTGACCCGCATCATATTGAGGTAATTTGATTTTTGATTTGACACCAGGGATTACTCTGAATGTGTCTTTTGTACCACCAGCTAATAATGCTTTACTGAAGAACTCAATAGCGTCCTTACCAGCATATGTAGTATTGTCAGTGATAGCAAACTTAAAGTTTTTTCCTAAAGCTCTCATATTTTTTGTTTTTGTTTTTATGTTAATATATTTATTTTTTGGTTTTTGTTAAGTTAAGCAATCAAACCTCTAATAATATTTATTTTTTTTGAGATGTCACTGAACTCTTTTTTACTCATTTCGTCTTCAACTTGAAGGATATCAGCAGCAGCGTCAGTTTTACCTTCTAACATTTCAACTCTTGATTGTAATTCAGCAATTACCATTCTCATTTCATCTAAAACAGGGGCAACAATAGCCATAACCTCTTCAGGCATAACTTGCATCATCATTCCCTCGTTTTCTTCAGTAGTTTCAGTTGTAGCAGCAGTTCTTATCTCATTGATAAATCCTTCAGCATCAACAAAAATAGTCGTTCCATCCTCAAGGATGTGTTCTCCTTCAGGTGCTTGTTCTCTTGTTCCATCTTCATTAAGTAAATATACAAATGAACCAATAGCCATATCACCCTCAATCGTGATTACAGCCCCATTCTTAAGGGTATAATCTCTAAAAATTAATTTTCTTGATTTCATATTAAATTGTTTTTTGTTTATGTTTGATTTTATTTCACTCATTTCTTCTCTTTTTGGGTGTTCAGTAGGTAATAAATCATTATCTCCAACATACTTACTATTTTCGGGACGACCTTCTTTAACCAAATAAAGGAAAGCATTCACCCTTGCCAATGCCCATTGTTCAGCAGAAGTTACATTTGGGGAATGTGATACATTATATGCACCAACACCTCGTTGATAAACTGATTTTAACATCCCAACATTCACACCATACCCAAGTTTATCCTTATATCTTTCATTGAAGTCATCACTTTTATCCTTTAAGATACCCTCAACTCTTTCAGATACTTCAGCCCCTCTCGTTGTACTAGCACTACCTTTAGCTGTACCTTCACCTTGGGGATTTTCATTAGGTGTGTCAGATTTTGGAGCTTTAGTTGAAGATACAATTGCACCTCTTTCACCAACTTCAGCCATCTCTTGTCTAATTTGTTCCAACTTTCTTGATGCCCACTCAATTCCTTCAGTACCACCCCAACCTAACCAAGCTACATATCCTCTATCTTTCCAAGGTGTTCCTCTAAATTCATCACTTATTTCACTATTCTCTCTATGTCTTTGGAATGCACTCATACGCGCAATTGTCTCTTCGCTTATCTTTTCACCATTACACAACTGATTTGCTCTTATCCAACCCACTCTTGTCATTCCATCAACCTCATTTTCTCCGTATTCATCCCTCCATCTTAATACTTTACAAGCATTATCTCTTGCTGCTTGGGGATAATCATCATAACTCTCAAATTCTTGTTTCAATAATTGGGATAATTTAATACCCATCAAACCCTCTATTGAAAATCCACTTCTATTTTTACCCTTTATTTCACTCATCCAAAAGTTTTTGTCCTCGATTTTAACCTCGATGAACCAAGTCCCTACTGGTAAATAAGTAAATCCATACATTTTACTCTTATCATTCTCACTATCCTCAATAATCCACGAACCTTTCATAAAAGCAGGTACCATTGTGTCACTATGTTCCAAGTTGAACTTATATTCTTTAGATTGTTTGTTAAACTTTTCAACCATTTTCTCAATAGTATCCCTCTCAAATGTCACATAGTATTCACCCAAATCATTATCATATCTATAAATCTTTAAGTCGGGGATAATTGCAGGGCCTACAACCATCTGTCTCTCTTCACTAAATCTAAAAGCATACTTATTAGCTGAAAAGTTATATACTGCTTCGTAATTCTGTCTTTGTTCAACACAATAATCACAAGGTGAAGTTTCAGTTGTACCATATTGCCAATCACCATTATCATCTATGTAACAGACACAATCATCGTGGCAAGGGGGTAATGAAGCAAACTTCATATTTTGTTCATTGAACATTAAACCTTTGACTTGGATGGCAGGACGCTCAACGAGTGATACATATTCAATACCACTTTCTTCTAAATCGTCTATTGTAATTTTATATATCGGTAATTCATTCATAATAATAAATAATTTTTGTGTAGATTGTTAAGTATCTTGGATTTTTAGTTCCTTCTTCATTGATAACCAGTTAAGAATGAATATGTAGTTCATTTTTAAGATTGTTTCGTGTCTCCATATGTCTCCCCTACAAAGATTGTGGATAAGTAATTCCCAATTCCATTTTTTAAGTCGTTGTTCTCGAGCAATTGCATCAGCTTCTTCTTTTGTTCTGCGTTTTTTACCCTTTCCATCAACATCGTCAATCCCATCCTTATCTCCATCTCCGTTATCGTCTCCTTCTGTAAATAATAATTCATAGGCATTAATAACTCGTTGGCGATGGTTAAAAAAAAACCTGATATTCCGTAAATATCATCTATACTGACATTGTACTTGAATAATCGAGCAGTACCTTCCAAGTTTATAGTATCATAGGGTACGATTGTGTAATCAAAATATTCATCCCCAATATCAACTATTGGTCGATATAAAATCGCGGTTATATAGTGAAGATTTTCAATAACACCATTAGTAACATAATGTTCTAAATCTATCCATTCACCAAGGGTAAGTTGGTTCAAATCCTTTTGAAAACCATAATCTTTACCTTTTATTGTAATGATATTTTTGAATACCCCCTTTGGTTCTTCATTCATAAATGATACAGCATCATTAATATCATAAATGGTGTCCATAGGCATCCTATAGAAGTCCATTTCATCAGTATCAGTTAAAACCGATAATAAACTAATGATTTGTTTGTGGGGTCTTGTTTCATTTGATGATTTTAGAACATCAAGATATTCCTGATATTGTCCTATGGTTATTTCATCCCAACCTTGAGGTATTTTTATAGTAATTTGTTCCATAATGATATATATTGTATTTTAGTAGTTGTTATAGTTCACTTGTAGTTCTTATGGAGTTTAACCTATTTGAAGTACTTGCAATATCACTTTCAACCACATATGCTCTCAAAACATTACCACTTTGATTTGGATTTGTTGTTGCACCAAATACTTGTTCTTGTTGTGCACCAGTTCCAAATACAGAGGGTTCAAATTGAGTTGGGGTTATACTACCAAGTGCAGGAGTAGAAGGTACTGCTGGTGTTGTTGCACCTCCTGTAGCTCCACCACCTTCATCAGGAAACTTTTGTGAAGCGATTAATGCTACTTGTGCAGCACCAAATGCGGCAGCAATACCTGCAAATACTGGTGCAATAGCAGGCCCTATTATTGGAACATTTAATCCTGATGTATAAGCAGCTAATGCTGCAGCAGCAGTTTGAGCTACGGCTTGTACTATTCTAATACCTTTCTCCAATTGAAAGGCTTTCTTCTGTTGTTCCCTCCTTTTCTTTGCATATTCCCCCTCAATTTGGGTTATACCTGCGGCTAATTGTTCTTCAGTAATTAAACCTTCTTCTTTTTGTCTTTTCAAAGATGCAATTCTTTCAGCTTCCTCATTATTCAATGCTTCAATTCTTCTCTCACTACCATCTTGTACAATATCATTGATTTGTCCTATTGAAGAAGCTACAAATGATAAACCTGCTGCAATCTTATCATTTTGTGAGAGTGTCTCATCTTGGAATTTAGCTAATAAATCAGGAACTTGTGTAGCTATATTTGATAAAGTTGCAAGAGCTGTTTGTCCTACACTCTCAAAAAGTGGGGATACATCTTGTACAATAGTTGCAATGCCTTCAACAGTTGTTTTAACTGCAGCTAATAATTTAGTTTGAAAATCTTCAACTATATCTATTTTTAATTTAGCACTATCTTGTGTTAATTTAGTTTCAGCATCATCAATTTTTTTAACAATATCAAAGTATTCTTTTGAACCCAAATCAACTGTCAATAAAAGTGCTCTTTGTTTTTCTATTTCTATTTTTTGAAGTTCAAGAGCGTGTTGTCGTGCCTCAAACTCGTTTTCAAGGTTATATTTACCATTTAGTTCCAATAATTTTTGTTGATAATCAGTTTCTACTTGAGCTAATCTATCATCAGCCAATTGTTTGTCAAATGCAGCTGTTTCTGCAGCGAATTTTGCATCATTTTTCTTTTGTTCAGCTAATCTTGTGTCAAGATTTTTTCGTTCAGCTTGTATAATTTTCGCATTTCTTTCACCTAAAATGGTGGTGACATTATCAGTACCAATTTTCTCTTGAGCCTCTACACTTATTTGAAACTTTTGTAAATTTGAAACTATTAAATCATTGGTTTTGATATCATTCTGTACTCTTAATTCATCAAATTGTTCTTGGGTTATTTCCCTATTTAACAATTGTTGTTTTAATCTAGCTAATTCATCCTCACCACTTTTTTTAGCTAATTCTTCTTGAGTTTGTATCTGTTTACGGAGTGCTGATAATAAGTCCTCAATTATTTTCTTTTCTTTTTCAGCCCCTTTAACCTTTTCTTCATTAGCTTTTCTTACATTTTCTATTTCTTTCTCCCTATTTTCTTGTAATCTTTCTGCTGCCACAATAGTTTTTTGTGCAATTGCATCTTCTCTATTTGCTCTGGCATCAGCTAAACCAATTAATAATTTTTCAGCTTTTTCATTTAATTCTTTTCTTTTAGCATTAGCTTTTTCAGTGTTAGCAATAGATTTTACTTCAGTGTCAATCTGTTTTTTAATAAAAAAGTCAAATTGTTCATCAGTAGCAGTTTTTACATCTATTTGATTTTTAATAAATTCACCAATAGCTGCTTTACTTTCAGCAATTAAAGTACCTGAATTATTAACCCTAGCTTCTAATAATTTATCTTCCTCCTTTCTTATATCCTCAACACTCTTACCTTGCGCTTTTAGTATATCAATATTATTCTGTAATCGTCTTTCTTCATCACTATATCTTCTATTTAATCGTTCTAATGTCTTTTCATATCTTTCAAAAACAGCATTAATATCTTCAACATCTTTTTTTGATGACTTAAAAGCACCTATAAGTGCATTGAATGGGGCAAATGCTGCTGTAAGTGTAGATGTTACAATTTTTATTATTTCATCAAATCCACCAAACGCACCAATAAGTGTAACTACTAAACTCGCAATCAATACAAATGGATTTGCAAGTAAAGTTTTATTCAAAGAAATACCTGCAACATTTAATGCCTTGAAACCTTCTGCCAAATCTTTAATACCTGTACTAAATGAAGCCGCAGCTTGTACTTTTAAGAGGGTTTTTTGTACTTCCTCATTCTCAACACCAAATAAAGCAAATGCTGATGTAGCTAAATTAACTGAACCTGCAAGAGTTTTGGTTACCCCTTCAGTCGTTTTAATAGTTTTCTCAACTTTAGCTTGTGCTTGTGCTGCTTTTTCAGCAGAATTATTAGTTTTTTCTGTAGCTTCGGCATATGAATTCGTAGATTGTATCAATTTATCATATGTACCATTTAATTTAGCTATTTCTCCATCTAAATTATTTAGGGAAGATGTTAGTGCTTCAGTAGATAAACCAGAATTAAGGAGGGCATCCCTCTCCTTATTCAGTTTTGCTAATTCAGTTTCTATTTTTTGTATGTTCTCAACTACACCTTGGCTCTCCAAGGTAACATTAATTACTATTTCTTTAGCCATTATCTATATTTTTTAATTTTATATACTATCAAGTAGTACTTCATAATCTATTTCATTACCATTAATAGTACCATTCAATAAATCCGCACCATCATTTGGGTTCACAAAAACTATATTTTCACCATTTTCAATTAAATTCTGTTGAAATGTTAAATTTGATGGGTTTGTATAGACAATATCAATACCTCCATCAACAATTTGTGAATTATTAATAAAAAACCCATTTTGTATATAGATATATTCACTGATAAATGTTTTTGGAGTGGGGTCATCGAAAATCTGTTGACTAACATTAGTGAGGGATATATTGGATAATCCATTCAATAATCTTATGTTATCACAATTCACCAAAGATACATTAGCGTTATTACCATCCAATTGATTGTTATTACCTTGAATGAATATTTTTTGACTACTACCACCAACAAAATTACCATCACCATCAATAGCGATATTTATAGCTGAAGTAGATACTTTATTACCAGTACCTAATACCCTCGAGTTTTTAGTACCTGGTTGAATATAATTATTGTTACCTACAACACTTATGTTAGAACCCCCTACAAAGTTACCAGTGAAGCCTGGTTGAAAGTTATCCATTGCTCTGTCACCTCGTACATTAATCCAAGGGGTATTACTTTGTACATCAGTTAAAACAGTTGAACGAGTTATCTTTTTAGGTTTGAAACTTGGATAATCTAATGCCTTAATCAACTCTACTTTAGTGAGGGTATTAGTACCCGCATTGTAATCAATAATCCTATTGATGTACCAATAACTATCCCTAATCCAAACCAATTTAGCTAAATTTAACGAGGCAATATCATACTCATTCAAATTGAAGTATGCTGTCAATAATTTACTTTCACTGATTAACTCAACATACTTAAACCAATACTGATTGAATAGGGTATTATCAGTCAAATTCTCAACAACCTCGTTATAGAAGTAGTATTCATTTGTATTCCAATTTATATCCAATGTAGGGTTGGTTGGATTATCAAAATGTCCTGCAAAATTATAGTAGTTTAGGGTATGAGCAGTATTACCATCCATAATTGTGTAACCTGATACACTAATCTTTCCACCATCATACAATATTTTAGGGTTAGTATTTTGTCCATAGACCAAATATGGTACAATGAAAGTATTACCCTCATTACCTAATGGTACAAGTGTCTTTACAAGTGGGGTAGGTTCGAACATTAATTCAAATCTTTGTTCCCCATTTAGGAAATCATTATCAAAATTCAACCTATATTGACCATATAAGAACCCTGTTTGGTCAAAATATCGTTTGTTTACATCATCATTTGCCGTTTTATAGGTGAAATTTAGAGTTTTATTCTGTAATTCACTCAATAATTGAAGTTGATATTGTTGGGAATAGTCAATTTTATCAGTCCAATCTATATATTGTCCTGCAAAATCTTGATAATACTTGTCCCTTGTCTTAATAATGATGTTATTTGCATCATTTTCATCAGGGATAAGGTATAGGTTGAACATATTTACCACTGATTTTATCAAATCAACCTGCTTCAATTTTTGTGGAAGCATATTTGACAATTCTATTTCATCACCAGTTGTTAAATTATTTTTAACCGCAGTCATTTTCCAATAACTATCAACAGGATTATACGAGTTAATAGTCGCTTGGTATGTAAGTGGTGGGTAATCTTGTATCCCTATACCAGTCAATACTGTTCTAATTACTTGAGTTCTATAAGAAAATATTTTCAATCTTACAGCAATTTCATCCCCCTGATTTAAGTCAAGTATAAATCTTGGACATTGAAGGGTATAAGTAGCACTTGTTGTACCCGATAAAAATCCTCTATTTGTAGTACCACCCACTGGTACATTAGTCATTGGGATATCATACAACTTACTAAAAGAATTAATCAAAACGAATGTAGTACCACTAAAATCCTTTTTATAGAATTCTACATTGTATCTGATTGCAGGTTGGGCTAAATCGTTATATTGTCTATTAGGATTTGTGTTAGTACCCAAATAATTTGGGACATAGACATTAGTATTAATAGTCACATTGATTTGTCCTGCCAAGTTCAAATCTACCTCGTATTGACCTGTTTTTGGGGTTGAGAATAGATTTGTAGTTGTAGAATAATTATCATAACTACCATCAAAATTTATCCCTGTAGTTTCATTATTAAACTTTAATTGGGCATAGAAAGCAGGATTAAATGGACGAACTATAGCATCAGTTAAATTAGCTGGTTCCATAGTCCTAAAAAAATTACCCACACCAAAATAAACAGTTGGGGTTTTGGTAAATCTATTGACACCATTTACAGTATAACCAGTTGGGAATGATACCCTCATACCTCGTGCTAAAGCTTCTGCATCACCTATCAATAAATCTTTAGTATTAGTTGGTAGGAGTAATTTTTGGAATTTAGTTAGAGTATTAACAGGGTCATTGTCCCAAGTATAGGTAAATCCTGCTTGTTGAAATATTCTATCCCAAATAGGTTTGACAAATACAGCGGGTCTAAAATCCCCAACCCTATACTTATCATCACTTGTATAATGCCAAATATACTTATATACATCATCATATGTATTGGTAGTTGACGCTGTGATGGCACTTAAAGACAAGATATGGTCATAAGCTGATAAATCTATGTCTGCAATATCCAAGTCCTTTATTCGGTCATATATACCCGCTTGATTACTGAATAGAACACACTCATACTGAATGTTTTCATCAAAGGATATATCACTTGGGGAAACCTTATTAATATTGATTAGTTTGAACCAACCACTTAATACTGGTTGGTCATTTTGAAATATAGTAGCTTCAACCTTACGATTGATTTTGAAGGTACAATCATTGAAACGAATATTCACCTCAAAAATCATCCCCAACAATTCATTATTATTTTTTGTACCTGGTAATATTATCGTCTTTGAATATGAGGAGTTTCTTTTAGAAATGTCCTTGACTTCAGCTAATGAAAAGTTAAGTGGTAGGGGAACATTCTGTTCCACATCCAAAAATCCAAAATCTTTTAAGTATATTTGTGTGTAATTATCCATATTATGCTCCTACTTGTACAATTGGGTTATTCGCTAATGTAAATTGTAATGTGTATTGTATTAAACGACTATTCTTTTTATCCTTTATTTCTTCCCCAAGTTGGGTCAAACTGATAGCAACGAATGTACCATTACCATCATAGTTCCAATAAGCCTCTGGTGAAGTCAATAATTGTTCAAAAAATAGGGATTGTTCCTCGGTTAACCAGTTTGAAATAATTGTGTATTGATAACTGATTGTATTTCTATAGTTGGTTGTACCCCTATCATAAGAATTGTAAGTATAATTATTTCCGTTTAGAGACCCTAAACCTCGTTTGAAGTTACCTCTATCCCCATTTACATTCTTTCTTTGAACCAGCTCAAAATTAAAGGGTATCCAAGCACCTTTTCTATCCATAAATAATATCTCAAAATTATCCCACTTACCACAATATTCGTAAATATTGAATTTGAAGGGTTTCAATAAATCTTGACCACCATAATTACTATTCTCCAAAGTAACAGTATAAGACAATGTATCAGTTTTAATTATGGGTAAAGTACCTGATACAATTAAAGCACCACTTGTATTACTTAAATTCCAAGGGCCTACACCAACATACATAACTTTATCACTACAAGTGAGGGGGATAATGTACTCTCCATTACCACTTACATTCGTTGTCCTTACTCTTAATCTATTTACACCAGTATAACCTGATGTGATAGTTGAAGTGCCCGTAAATTCAGTTATATAACCCAATACAGCTCTATTCTCACTCCTTACTTTCCAACCACTTGGTACATCTGTATAGAACTGATTTGTAGCACCTGTCCTTGGATAATAATCTCTTGGGTTATAGGTAATAAAATCTATAGTATCTATCGCACCATTGTTAGCAGAATATCCTGAAGCAGTGGTCAGACCTGTGAATAAAGTTGGGGATAATGTAGATACAACTGAAGTACCACTACCGATACCAATAACAAGGGGTAAATTAACCACAAAATTATTAGATGATGCTGATAATACTGTATAAGTACCTCCAAAATCACCAGTACCCCCTGTTTGAGTTATAGTTATTGTATCACCTGACTGATAATAATTAGTTGATGATGTAATAAATATATTACGAGCTATACCACCGATTGAAACTAATCC